AAAAGGATTTTTGTTCCCGGCAAGTTATTGAATATAGTGGCAAAATAGATAAACAGGGAAGAGCAGATTAAGATTGACACAAACATTAAGTTTACATAATATATCTTATAGGACGTATTATGTAAAAATCTTTTGCACTCCTGCCGTATCCTTCCGTAATTCCAGTTTAAGATTCGCCTTGATATCGTGAATTTCACGCTTAACATGGCCGATCCCAACCATAATCTGAGCAAACTTCCGATTGAAATCTTCAAGTTGCTCAATCTGTTTTTTAAATTGGTATGCAGCCAGCCATTTGTCAAAACTTGACTTGCTGATCCGTATAAACGACCGATCATGTCCCGGATCGTTGTTGTAAAGAAGTCCCCTGTGGAACTCGAACTGATCCGTCCGCATACCCTCGATGATGTCCTCTTTCGACAATCCGAATGGTCTGGCTCGTTCCAGGGCCGCGGAGCCGTTAATAGGATCAATGACATCTGCAAATAACGCTTGACGTTCCATGAGATCATTCCCATACTATGTGATGTAGATAATATATGGGTCGCCGGTGTCGAACACATCACACGAAAAAGACACACAACGACCCTGCTGACGTGCGTCAGCTCTGACGATGAACCATACCGTAGGGTGTTAAATTTATCGCGTGCTAATTGTTGTGTGTGTGATGTGTTCATTTTTTCCTACCCCCAACCCAACTTTCATGTTCAATTTAATCAGCCAGCAAATCTTTGTCAAGGTTTTTTTTTAATTATTTTCATTTTTTTATTGCCAGAAAAATTCAATTTCCACGTTTCTGATAGTGTTAGTCCCACCCCCGATTGTCCATCCGGCCTCGTAATTATCGTTAATATTAAGATTCGTGTTCGGTGTCAAGTTCGATGGTAAGAAATTGTGTATTGAGTTTCCGTGCCCCCCCAAAACCCATCCCCCCCCCGGATAGAAATAATATCTATCCCAAGACAATCTATAAATAATATCGGTAGCCATATACTGAGATGTATTTTGTAAGATTCCCTCAATATGGACAACGCCAGAATCTACAGCAAGTATCGTAGCCTCTATCCAGATTAGAGTGGCAACACCTGGCGGTTCGACAAAAACAGTATCCACTTCAAATATCGTTAGCGTATCGGTTTCAACGATTATTTTCTCTTTTGTGCAACCCTGCAAGTTGATCGATGCCCAGCCAATCAAGATTGCCAACATAAAGCACACCGCTGTTTTCATACGTCTCTCCCCTTTTCGGGCGAACCCTTTTCGATCAATCCCCTGTTTATCAGGGCTTCCTCGACTAACTTGATGCCCGCCGATGACCAGGTCAGCCGTTCTTCGACGACCATTTTGTCGATAACCTCTACGATAGCCCTATCCCTGGGATCGTTCATTCTGAATCTCAGGTATTTAGAGCAGATTTTGTATTTAACCTTGTCGCTTTCAAATGGCATATTTTATCCTTTTAAAAGATCAATTCCTTTGTTTCTATCGACATTATAATGATTCAATTTACCCGTGTCAAGAATAATCGGTGTCCACGATTAAAATAATCCTTGACATATTTTAGTGCATTGTGTTATTATTGTTCACAGATGTTATAAAAGTCGACAATTAAACTCTGGAGGGGGTTTGCGACACGATGAAAAGCTGGAATTTTGGGATCTGATTCGCAAAATCAGTTCCGATATTGACGAACGGGATTGCGGAATTTTATTCGGAATCTGGAAACGTCGGAAATATACACAAATCGCTAAATCGCTTGGGGTTAGTCCCCGAACTATTCTCCGCCGCAGACAGCGAATCCGCTATTATATTGAGCTTTTAGAAAAAAGAGTGTCCGGTTTTCGAACTTCGCGTGGTTTATAATGAGTAGAATAAGTATCCTGAAGCAAGATTTCAAGTATTTGCCAGAAACCATATCGGAGGAAAATTTGTCTTTAACGCCGGAAACGGCTGTCGCAAGCTATGAACCGACTATCGCCGAAATTTGCCGAAAAGCACAATCGTTCTGGAAAGAAGACGCACTTCAGGAATTAAGACTTTGTGTGATCCAGGCGTTTCGCCGAAACCCGTTTCTTAATTCAGACATCATGATTGACGACCTCAATACCCGTTTCAAGCGGCTTGACAAGCTGGAACGCAATCGGGGTATGGTTGACGCACCAGAGATACTCGATCCCCTTGAACTACGGGAACACATTAAGACCGGTTACTACCATCAGCCGGATCGTGGCCGCAAGGTCAAGATCCACAACCATCTTTAGTTGTCAAAGAGCGCGTACTCAAAATGAGATCGATTGAACTCAATTTGAGTTCAGCCGTTAAAGAGCGTGGGCAGTTAGTTATTTATTTTCTGTGCAACTAAGAGCAATGGCTTCGCCATGAATGTCTATTTCATTTGGCATGGGAGCCAAATTAACATAAACAGATTTACCACAAATATTACATTGAGAAACGTAAGCAAAGTGATCTATTTGTCTAAATCTATTCATTTTATGGCCCCTGAAAACTGCGGATTCTTTTGCTTCTCGTTTTAATTTTTCAAGGCGTTTCATTTTAAAACCTCCTTCCCCGCTTTTAAATATCGTTCAAACTCCTCATTCGATCCCTTGAGAATTGTATTACAGCAACAACAAACTATACACAGCCAGTCTTTTTTATCGGTTATACAATTATAAGCATGCCAGGCTAAAAGGTGTTCTGGCTTATGTGAACAAATAGAGGGATCGAGCTTTTTATCAATCCTTATCAACTAAACCTCCTCCCCCGCCTCGCGTATATTTTCCCATTCGCCCGCATTACTTAATGCAAGAACTATTGATTTTAAGGTGTTTTCGTATTGTGCTTGAGTAATTGCCAAACAAAAATATTTGTTTTTATCGACTTTGGCTAAGCATTTTAACCTTTTATAGGCCAGTCCCAACGCCCGCACAAGCGCGTCATGGGCGTTGCAACGATCAATAATTTCATCTTTCCCGATCTTATCGATAAGTTGCATTAGCTCAATGGCTGGAGCTGTTCTCGGCGTTCTCTCAGCTTTCATCACGTTCCTCGCTTTCGGATATCCCGCGAAATCGATCATTGTATTGAGGATCGATTATATTGATTTCCGTTAAAAACCGTTCTTCCTCGGTTTCTTTCTTGTCAAGCCACTCAAAGTATGCCTCGGCGTGCTTTTTGCACATTTCACCATCGTCAGATTTGGAACAATTTGGACACAAGATGCTCGAAGTAAGGAGTTCTTTACCTTCTGCTATGATTTGATCTGCGTTTTTTAGGTTATTCTGAATGACCTCAATTGCTTTTTCACATTGCCGGATAGCCTCTTGACATAATTTCTTATAGTCCGCCATTTTCTCAAACTCCTCATGTTCTGTCATTACGTTCCTCGCTTTCTAATTTATATTTCTCGCATAAAGTAATAGCATCCTCAATTTGATCGACAAGCGATTTTTTCCCAATATCTATTACGACAGCACAATCAAGATGGTATTTATTGCCATCACCATCAATATATGTTGTGTCTTTTACTATTCTGACATCGGCTTTTGATTTCATTTTCTCAAATCCCTCGCTTTCTTCTAATGTAATTCTTCTTTGTCGTCTGGATATTCGGGAAACAACCAATAAAGATACTCTTCAAGTTTTCTCGCTATTACTACCGCGCGCTTGTCTTTCCCCGAAAGTCCCCGATCCCAAAATTTATTGATTAATTTCTGTAATTCATTAAAACTTATTCCCATAACTATCCCATTTTCCCTTCTCCGCATGGGGCTAATGCAATTCGGTTACATCAATCCATTCCGGCACACCACCGAATGGCTGTAATTTATCACTTTCGGCAATCAAACGGTCATCCTTTTTAACAAGATCATAAAATTCTCGCACAGGCTGTTCCACCCGTATTTGGCCATTATGATTGTATTCTTTTAAGCCGATTATCATTTTCTCAAACCTCCTTTTTCCTTCTTGGTTTTTAAATGCCTCTTTTTATCTCGGATTCTGGTTCGGATTCTATTGTATTGCGCTTCAGCTTGCTCGTGTTCAGGGACCCAAGCAACTTTTTCCTTCTCAAATATCAAACCAAGTGATTCTTCAATTCTTTTTAAGCTCTTAAGAATATTACTTGCCGTAATATACGTGTAATTTGTTCGCTTCTCAACCGTTTTGTGTAAAGATACATTCGTCTTGATGTCGAACTCGCAAGACTGGGATACAAGACCCATTAAATATGAGGTATCTCTAAGGCTTTCCAGGGCCAATAACAGTTCCACCCGTTTTTCGGTTTTCATCTTTTTAAACTCCCTTCCCCGGTTAGGTCTCCGAATCGTTGCGTATAAATTTTAAACCATTTTGGATCTTTCTTAATATATTCCTCGGCCTCGATAAAACGGCCTTCAAGAATGTTGCGGGCATACTGATATGCCCATTCAGGATCTCGCTTTATGTATTCCTCCGCTTCAAGGAACCGGCCTTCGAGGATGTCAAGGGCGTATAAAGTTGCCCATTCAGGATCGGTCTTAATGTATTCCTCTGCCTCGATAAACCGGCCGCCGAGGATGTCGCGGGCATATTTGTAACCCCATTCGGGATTTCTTTTGATATACTGCTCTGCCTCGATAAATCTGCCTTCGAGGACGTTGAGAGCATACCAGCAAGCCCGCCGTGGATTTTTCATGATATATTCCTCGGCTTCGATGAACCGGCCATCGAGGATATTATAGGCATACGAAGTCGCCCAGTCGGGATTTTTCTTAATGTATTCTTCTGCTTCGATAAACCGACCTCCGATGACGTCGAACGCGTACCAATATAGCCACTCTGGAGCGCACCTGTGATTCAGAATTTCTTCGAGCGATAGTTGCCTGACAGCGTCTATTTCCTTTTCACAAATGCCAGCTTTTTCAGCGGCATCGAGGACCATGTCTATCTGCTTTTTGGTCAACTGCATTTTCTCAAACTCCTCCCCCGCTACGCGGTTGTTTTAGTCCAATATAAACAAAACGAGGTTCTTAAAGGTCTTTTCTCTGTAAATTGTCCGGTCTTTAGTTCATCGATAATCGGCGCAATATCCCGATAAAACGGTTTAATGTCCGCCTCTAATCGTTCCAAATCGATTTCGGTTGGCCTCTTTTCGTCCTTGTATTGCTTGTAGATTATCATTGCACTTTCTTCCTGTTAGAGTTTGTTCAAATTACGATTCGTTAATCGTTTTACCTGTGGTATCTGACGGGTATTGCTTAGAGTTATTACGAATAACTTGTCGTCAATCCAAATGTAACTAAAGTAAGGTGAGCCACCTTCAAGTTGAACCGTTATTGATTTACGGTTTTCAGGATGGCTTGAGTGTGCCGTAGCGATTTCGATTGTTTTCATTGTTACCCCTTGTTTAAAGGTTGTTCCCCGTTAAACGTCTAATACTATTAGCTTGTGGAAATCTAAATCGGAATATTCTCGGACCATTTTAGCCGTTTCGAGTTTCCTGTATATCCCCTCGACAAATCGAGTTTGAAAATCATAAACGGCAAATCCCGTCCTGGTTTTTTTACCATTCCACGATTCAACCTTAGCAATACCCGGTTTTAGAGTAGCCGTAATAGTTACCCTCCCCATTTTTTTCATCTTATCCCGACTAACTATTTTATCGTAATCGGGATAACGCGTAAAGAATCTTTCGCGCTCTCTAATGATTTGATTCAGTCGAGCCCTTTTCATTGTATCCTCTTGTTAAATGTTCTATTCTTTTGTTGATACTATCCGAGTTCGACCTCGGTCAAGATTGATAAAGCTAATTCAACATCTTTTACCGCGTCCCTCGAATCTCTAAAAAGTCCTTTCCTTATAATGTCTTTTGTGAATTCATGGACCGTCGGATCGTCTAAAATAGCCCGAACCTTTTTAGCTAATGTCGCGTTGCAGTAATCCAAATTTTTCATTGTATCCCCTTGTTTAAAGGTTTCTTGTTCATCCTATCGTCAAATTAATGCAACACTTTAGCGGTGTCAAGAATAAAATAAGTCCACATTTAAAATAATTACTTCAAAAACTATGCCAAACCATGAAAAAAACTGATGAAGAAAATTATTATGAAACACAACACTAAATTAGCGATAAAGGGCAAGAAGAAAAAACTGCTTGAGGTTTTACTTGAAGCAGACAATGAATCAGTTGACGAAGTGTGTAAACGTGCAGGGATCAGTAGACAGACATATTATAAATACTCGAAAGATCCCGAATTTTCAAAACTGATAAATCAAACCACATTAAACGCTTGCACCATGCGTCAGAATTTTGTAGTGTCAGCACTCTTAAAAAGAGCAGAATCGGGCAATATTCCTGCAATACGCACGGTGTTAGAGACGCGAGGATTGATAGGCCCGACCTTGACAACATGAGTGATGAAGAGATAATCGCCATGCTTGACAGCGAACAAGCGCACATCGACGCTATACGTAAGAGCATAGAGGCCAGACGTGCCAACGCAAGCACGTCCAGGCTCAAAGGGGATGGCATACACCCCGGATCGGACACGACCACCGACGGGGAGGCTTGATATAGGTTTTACGTCTACATACAACCTCTTTTTGAGGTGGTGGTATATTATGGTAGACATATGTACATACAACCTCTTTTTGAGGTGGTGGTATATTATGGTAGACATATGGGCGGACTGATGGGAATAAGCAGTGAAATAGCGTCATATTGGTCGCAGAAGCTTAAGGAAGAAGTGGATGCTTTTACGGCGGGTAAGTATTTCGATACCATTTATTACGAACCTGTTAAGCCCAGGTGGATTCCGTGGCGTATATGGTTTTGGATGTTGAAGCGCTATTTTACTCATAGGGTAATATGGATGGAGGAGATTAAGAGCGACAAAGGGAGGACGACTGCCTTTACTTGTTATATGCCATTGGAGCGGACTGATGACACGGCGCAAGCGTGAGAGGCTAAAGGAGCGATATCGGAGGCTATATTTGCGAGAACTGAATCGCAGTAAGCACTATAAGGGCGAGGAGATAGGTTGTGCCTATGCGATTGGCGACACATTAGTTATAGAGTATCCGATGAGGGTAAGATTTTTAGATCCCGAAGCGGAAATTACAATATTGAGTGGGCGGACTGATGCCGGTTAAGGTAGCGCGAGGTTGGGATTTAGAGCCGATTAAAAAGTGGTCAGCCCAGACAGGCGCTGGTGATAGTATTATCGGATCTGCCGAAATGTTGCGGAGATTTTTGAAGGTTCCCGATGACAGGGCGGTATTAGTGCAGGATAAGGTATTGGGTCAGCATGATGTGAGTTGGTCGATTTCTGAAGAGGACAAGCAACTCCGTAAAGAACACAAGGCAAATTCGGAGAGAGCTGAAAAAGAGAGGCTCAGGAAACGGCGTTTTCGGGCGAGGAAACGGTAACTCTGTGATCCCCCATTTTTGGCAAAATTTGCCCTTGTGGTTCAATAAGTTACGGCGGACGTTTTTGGCTGCTGGTATGATTGTATGGCTTTTTTGATGGTTTTCGTAAGTTGTTGATAGATAAGGAAGATGATTTTACTTAAAAAGATAGATTTTAAGCAGGGGCGATTCCAGCGGCCGGGGTCGGCTATACGTAGGCCGGTGGGTGAGGCGGGGAATCCCGCACGTAGCTCAGGTTGTCCCTGCCCCTACCTTTAAGGAGGTATTTTGCCGAAAAAATTGGAGACTCAATTGAAACGTGAGGGTCGCAAGAAGGGTTATCGTGGCAAGCGCCTTGATGCTTATGTTTTCGGCGGATTGCGTCGAACCGGCTGGCGTCCGAGCCGGGAGAAGAAGTGAGTTTTGATCCAACTAAGAAATATGCGGCGTGGGCGAGGTCTTTTTCTTTTTACCATAGAATATTGCAGATAGCAAGGGTAATACCAAAAGGTTACAGAAACAGGGTCAAATTAATTGAAAACGGTGATGTATATGGTTGGGAATATAAGCCGATAAAAAGGGTAACGCTTTTCCCCGGTGAACAACTATTTAAACTCTACGATACTCATGGTTTACCGATAATGATGTCTCTTATCTTAATTAAAGAAAAAGGGATGCTTGTTGATTGGTCGGGTTATTTTGCCGCAACTAAAAGGGCGGGATGGTCGGACAAAAAAGCCTTAGCACTTGCAAAAGAAGCAAGTATAGATTCGGGTTCTCTCTTACAATATGATGCGTTTACCCGATAATTACTATCATCCCCGGTGTTACTGGGCGCACATGGTGACGTTCCGGTGCAACGGCGGATGCAAGTTCTGCATACTGAACGGGCGCGGGAAAGCGCCTATCCCCTCGGAGTTGACCGGAAAAGAGATACTGAACTGGTGGAATAATTTAGAGCATCCCCGCGGTCAGCGCTTGAGCCTGATTGGCGGTGAGCCGTTCAAACATCCCGATATTATGGAAATCGTTTCCGGGTTGGTCAATTATCAGTTAACCATAACCACCAATTGTGCCAGCGAGATACACGATACTCCGGGATTTTACAAGAACCTGAAACCGCATTACACCTCTACCCTGCGCGTCAACACCTCTTTCCATCCGCATTTGATCGATCCGGCTGATTACGTGGCTGTGGTTGAGAATTACCAGCGGGCCGGGCATCACCTCGATCAGATAGCTTACGTGAATTATCCCGGCATGGAGGACAAATATGCTAAAGAGATTGCCTACGTGCGTGAGAAACTTGGTCGATTGCGGCGAGTTCCGTATTTGGGGTTTTGGAATGAAAACGATGGGCCTAATGCTCCCCCAGATACACGCACTATTGAACCCAACGAAGGATATATCGACAAAAAGGCAGCCGCCGATATTTGTGGAATCACGGACATGGATGCATACCGGGACATCTGTGGACAAAGTGTGGCTCGACGAGCCGTTTGTGCCCATCCGTTTTTGTCGCTGATTATAGGACCGCAGGGCAATCATTATCACTGTCATTATAAACTGTATTACGACATAGACCCGGTTTGCAATATCAAGGATTTCAGGCCGGTTGGCAAGGAAGCGGCGCTTTGCGATTATTATGGTTTTTGCAACTGGTGTGATGTGCCGAGGGTTGGGTGTAAAAAGAATCAAACAGCGAGAGAGATACCGTAAAAGATAAACATGAAGGTTCTGATAGTTTACCCGCATGGGTTAGGCGACTGCATACTGGCGACGCCGGCTATTCGGGAGTATAAGAAACAGACGGGCAATTTCATCGGCTTTGCGACGCTGGAGCGTTTCCGGTCGGCGGAGTTGTTCAAGAACAATCCGTATGTGGATGAGATTATTTATACCAAAGATGCGTGGAATGATTGGGAATGTTATGAAGAGGGACGTGAAGAAGTTTTAAAACATTGTCATCTTTATGCCAAAGACAACAAATATGATAAAGTAGTTTACATTCAACACTCCCCCACTGGCAGTAAGATACTGGATTGCTTTGCGGCTTTAGGTATCCAACCAGCAATAGATAAAGCCAGTCTTTTCCACACCGAGGTTTACCTGACCGGCAAAGACTATGAATCGGCAGATTTAATAATAAGAAACAGGAATAAACATGGTTTTATTCATTCTGAAACTGGAGTTCCCAATAAGGATTTACCCAGAGGATATGGCGTCAAATGGATAGCAAAACACTTTGGTAGAATCCCGTGGTATGAACCCGTTATGGTTACGCCCATAACTAAAGCTTTTGCCCTACTTAAGCAGTCTACCACTGTTGTTGTTACCGACTCCGTTTACTATCACGCCGCAGGCGCTATGGACAAGGATGTTGACCTCGCTTACTTTGCCCGCGGTCCCGCAGTATATAATCGTGTGAAACCGTTGCATCCGGTGAAACAGAATATCGTGTATGAGTTGGAGAAACTTTAATGGATGAGCTTTATTCGGAAGTATTCAGGTTAAAATTCTTAGCCTTCAATCCAGATATTTTCATTAAAAAGTCTGTAGAGTCTATTTCCGATCCATCCTTTACTGGAAAAACTGGCGTATATAAATTTAGAACCGCTTGGATACCAGAATATCCTGACGGTTCAGTTATTGAGATAACCCCAAACACTTGGGGACAATGGATGAAAGTCGATAACGGCGTTCCCGACAAAGACATAATAGGACTTCTCAGTGTTAATCTCCGCGAGACATTAAAGGCTATTCCCAAGAAACTAAAAAATTGGTTTTGCGAGGGTGCTCCCCACAAGGTAGAAGTCAAATTAGAGAAATTCCGACATAAGAGACGAGTTTATTATCGTATAAGGGGTGAATTTAGCGCCCTACAGAAGAAAAGCGCCGAGAAAATATTTGACCGCAGGATGCGTGAATGTGAATACGATGACGAAACAGGAAAGTATGAGTTGATATGAGAATCCTCGTAGTCGGCGTATTCAACGAGAACTCAACCAATAACGGCATTTTGAATGGGTTTGCTGAGATTGCCACTGAGGTTGACGCAATGGATTATCGGGAGCGTGCCAGAGATGTTGGTAGCGCCCAAAGAGATCAAGAGATTATTAACTGTTCAGATCCTAATTATTGGGAAGGGAAATATGATCTGATATTCTTTTGTAAGTGTAATGGTGTAGATGTTCGGGTAATACATGAATGTAAAAAATATGCTAAAACCTTCCTCTGGTATATGGACCCGCTTAACAGCAACTACAACGATGAGCTTATTGAGAAAATCAAAGTTGCCGACTACGTGGGTGTCGCCAAGTGGGAAGTCTACGAGCAGGCCAAGAAGCTAAATCCCAATACGCATTTTTTGATCGAGGGTTTCGATCCCAAGTGGGATTACCCGATTGAGAGTGAGAAGATTTACGATGTATCGTTTATCGGTAATCCGTATGGTGATCGCAAAGAATGGTTAGATGCTTTGGATAACGTGACGGTATTGTCGAACAAATATAATACTGAACACGCTAAAGCGGTCGGGCAATCCAAGATCAATCTGAACTTTACGGGTGGCGGCCCCTCTGATCGGGTGTATAAGATATTGGCGGCGGGCGGGTTTTTGTTGAGTCAAAGATGGCCTGACATCAAAAAATATGGTTTAAGGCCAACGATTGATTATGTGCAATTTGATACGCCAGATGAAATGATTAGACTATGTAAATATTATCTTAAAAATGAAACCGAAAGAGAACAAATCGCTCGACAGGGGAATAAAACCGTGCAGAAGTTCAGCCGTGACAATCTCGCCAAGCAAATCGTGGAGATAGTCTCTTGAACCTGTTTCCCGGTGGCGGCCAATATGCTGGTCTGTATAATATAGATTTCGGTATCAAAGACGGCGACAGAGTATTAGATGTCGGTAGCGGGAACAAGCCCTTCCCGCAGGCTACGCATTTGATAGACATGCCCAACACATCGCACCAGCGACATAATGCGTCGTTGGTTGTCGGGAATCGAAAGTTAATCGAAGGTGATGTTTGTGATGTTCTAAAAGACTTTCCCGATAAGTATTTTGATTTCTGTTATAGTTCTCACACCTTTGAACATATTGAAAACCTGCCGCTTGCGCTCGATTTGATAAGTGCTAAATGCAGACGTGGGTTCTATGCTTTGCCCGGTTCGGACTTTGAGTTCTTTACTACAGAAGATCATTTCAACCACGTGAATTTATGTCGGCAAATAGGTCACACCTTACATACTACTAAACGACCACCGAACACTGTTATAGACAAATTTGGCAAGATATACGGAGAGATAGCCAAGATCAATTTCGGTGGGTTCCACGACATGTGGGAAAACGAGTATCGATTCATTTGGGAGATACGACATTATTGGGAAGGACAAATTAGTTATATAGTTTGGAACAATCCCGCAGAATTATTTCCGCAAGTAAAATATTTCCACAAGTAACATCCTCATAATTGCTTCATAGGGGGGGCAATTACAAAACAAAACTCTATAGTATTAAGTGCATCGGGCTTAACCGAACAACAGCGCTTGAATGGTATAGCATGGTATGTTCCACATGAAGGACAATATCCTTTTCATAAGTGTGAATCTCGTGAACGCTGGATTTTTGGCGGTAACAGGTCAGGGAAAACCGAGGCTGGCGCCGCTGAAGTTGTCATGTGGATATTGGGAAAACAAAATTATCGCAACCGTAAACATGTTCGTGCCGGAACCGCATGGGTGGTATCTGTCTCTACCGAGAAGCAAAGAGAGGTAACACAACCTAAATTACTCAAGTTTTTACCTGTAAATCAGATTGCCCGTAAACAGAACATCCAACGTGGGATTCTTGATTTTATAGAACTCAAGAACGGTTGGCGTATTCTTTTTAAGAATTACAGTCAGGACGTAGATACCTTCGGTGGTCAGGATGTTGATATAATTTGGTTTGATGAAGAGCCGCGATTGGACATTTACAAAGAGTGCCTTTTGAGAACCATAGACAGAAGTGGTGTTATTATTGGCACGATGACACCGGTTAAGGGCATGACCTGGGTCTATTCTGATATATGGGAAAAAGCCGGTCAACGTGGAATAAAATGTTTTATGATGGACATGGATCAAAATCCTCATCTCTCGCAAGACGTAAAAGATGATATTCTTGCCGGACTTACCGAGCAGGAAAAAATAATCCGCAAAGAGGGCAAGTTTGTAGCCCTACAGGGTTTGATATATCCCAAGTTCAACGAGGAAATACATTGTATTGACGATTTCGTTATACCGCTATCGTGGCGCCGGATAGTCGGTATTGACCCACATTTAAAGAAAGCTACGTCTGTTGTATGGGCGGCCATCGCTACTGAGAATTACAACAAGGTAAAACGTGGCGACTATGTGATATATCGTGAGGCACGCCGCATGGGTGAAACTCCCGATATTGCCTCAATGATTCAAATTGCCAACGGCCCCCATGAAAAAATCTATTGTTACGTCGTAGATCCCTCCAAACCCAACGTCAACGAAGAGTGGCCAGGGCAGACAATATTAGACGTATATGCCGCTTACGGTATTCCGGCACAGAAGGCAAATAAGGCGGTTGAACAGGGAATTTCGGCTGTTCGCGCGAGGCTGGATGCCACCCCCCCAACACTTTGGATTTTTAAAAGTTGTATCGGTTGTATATGGGAGTTCAAGCATTATATGTATAGCGATCCTGTAGATCAGGCCGGCAAACCATACTCTGATAAGATATTTAAGAAAGACGATGATTATTTGGATGATATAAGATATATCGTTAATACGGGTATTCCTCCGGCAAACCTAAGCGATTATGACCGTCCGCAAATGCAGTATTCTGCTGCTACCGGCAGACCTATGGGATACCAGAGGGGGATAAATCATGCCTGAAGATACGCGAGTTAGCGAAATAATGGGCAAAATCGATCTGGCAAAGCAAGACGTTTCTACTGTGTGGGATCGATGGATGGAATATTACAAACTATATCGCAACTGGCGTGATGATGCGGATATTACCGGTCGCTCCAACGTGGGGATTCCTCTTGCCTTTGAATGGGTAGAGGTTGTTAAGAGCCGGCTGTTTGATATATTTTTCGGGAAACGTCCATACGTCAGGACAAAAGGACAGGAACCATCTGACGATCTTGATGCGAGAATAATTCAGCAGTATCAAAACTATCAGTATGATATAGCGGGGTATCGGAAACTTGGGTATGACGTATTAACCCAAACGCTGATTTACGGAACTGGTATAGCGAAGATATTCTGGAAATACGAGGAACAAGAAAAGTATGTTGATGTCCCGATTTATCCGGAAAATCCTGAATATGGTTCCGTGTCAGTTAAAAAAAGGGTTCCCGTTTACGATAATGTCGGTTTCGATCTTGTAGATGTGTTTGATTTCTTTATTGATCCCGAAGCCACCTGCATAGAGGATGCCGAATGGGTTGCTCACCGCACAAGGAGAACCCTTGATTATTTGAGGGAAATGCGGGATCGGGGCATATACAAGAATATCGGCGAGATCGAGCTTTTCCTCAATGACGGGGAAGATACCCATAGCGGTGTCGAAAGTGAACCCCACAAGCAAGTGCGGTCAACGATAGAGGGACACCTATCCGACAAAAATAATCTCCTGAAGCCCATAGAACTCATAGAATTTTGGAACAAAGCCGACAACAGCATAACTACGATTGCTATGGGTAAATACATTATCCGTGAAGGCACAAATCCATACAAACATGGCAAGTTCCCGTTTGTGGTTGCCAAAATCATATCTACTCCCCATGAGTTTAACGGCATCGGTCTTATTGAGTCGGGGGCGCCCTCAGCGAGAATTATGGAAGATTTACTGAATAGCGGATTAGACAGCATGCACTTTTCTATTAATCCCATAGTTGGTGTTGACCGTCAGAGAGTGGAAGATACCGAATTAGTATCAAGACCGGGTGGGTTTTACCACACAACGGGTTCACCCCGCGATGCTCTATTCCCGATGGTTATCCCCGATACAAGCCAATCGACATTAACGTGGTTTCAACTTGTGAACGAACTATCAAAACGAGGCACGGGTATAGTCGATTACATCGTAGGCCAAACGGCCGGCGGCAAGACGGCTACAGAAGCATCACTGATGACCAACGAGGCCGCCAAGCGTATAGGGTTACATATTAAAATGTTCGGATTAACCTTTGTCGGCCCATTAGCCGAGATGGTTCACGAATTGAACGATCAGTTTACAACCCAAGCACAGACCGTCCGCGTAACCGGCATGGAAGATTTCCCTTACGACACTGCAGAGGTTACTCCCGATACATTCGGAGCTAACGTAGATTTCATTTGGGAATCAGAAGATCGGGAAATGAATAACATGGTTGCCGTGCAACAGTTAATGAGTATGCTTGCCACAGCCCAGACGCATCCGGTTTTAACTGAGTTTATTCCCATTATCTTCGAGATGATTCTTAATAAATATGACATGCACGAAAACTCCGAATTAAAACAAGCTGCCAAATTTGCCAAGCAAATGTCGCCTCTATATCAGCAGTTAGTAATGCAACAGATGCAGGCACAGATTACATCTGCAAACGCTAAGGGTGGGGTTGGTAATGCCCCGCGTCCTACGGGCGGCAGTCAGAGCAATATTAGTCAGAGTGTAAATGCAGAGGCACGACCCTCTTTGGGAGATTCACAAATATAGATAGGAGATTATAAAATGGAGAAAACCACATCCGGCTATATGCATGTTGATTGGTCTGTATTTAAACCCCAGAATTATTATTATCCCGGTTGGACATATCCGTATGGGGATGGGTTCTATGATTATGATTATATGAGACCCTACTGTCCAATTTGTAATCCCCGTTGCCCGTGTTGTGGACGTAGATTATATCCCGGATTTCACTACGGCGATCCACCTTGCAAAAACAAAACTACATTTGCAAGCACATCAACAGACGAGACAACCTGTAAGTGTGACCCAGAAAAAGATTTAGAAAATCAACAAGAAGATTAAAGTGTTCGCCGGTCCGTGGGTCGGCGAATTCGGTTGGGAGCTGTTCGTCTGGCAGGGAATGTTAAGATTTCTTGCTCGACAGGAAAAGCATGAAAAGTTTATGGTATGCTGCCGCAGCGGTCACAATTATCTCTATGAAGATTTCGCTACCGAGATTCAGAACTTCGATCCAGAATCCCGCGAGACAAACATGTGGATGTGTGACTACTGGGTTTTTAACTATCCTAAAGGGTATGACCTGATAATCAAACCCGACGATTTTCGCAAGATCAAGCAAGAATTTATACGATACGGCAAGCAGAATGGTGATGGATATAACATTCTAATCCATGCCAGAAGCACAAACAAATGTGATACCGGCTATCGTAATTGGGATGGAAAAAAGTGGAGTGATTTTGTCGGGTGCTGCGGCAACATGGCGATTGCCTCAATAGGAACTCATAATGACGCCCTGCACATTGACAACACCGACGACATGCGGGGTATTCCACTGGATAAACTGTCTGACCTGATGGCGAGTAGTGACGTTCTGGTTGGCCCGTCGAGCGGGCCGATACACCTGGGTTCCCTTTGCGGTATTCCTCATGTTACGTGGTCGCCGGTGCAGAGAGATGGCGTTATGTCTAATAAAGATAGATATGAGAGAATTTGGAATCCACATAATACTCCGGTAACGTTTCTGGATATAGGGTGGAATCCAAGTATTAAGGCTGTTGTGGAGGCAGTTAGGAAATATTGTGATACTTAAAGAAAAAGATTTACGAAGCCAATCCATTATCACAGAAAAACAAATACAGGATGCGGAGAAAGATGTTAGTATTTGGGAAGCCGTTAAGCCGCTTTTCAAAACTGATGGCTGGAAAGTATTTATTGAACACGTTAAGAAAGAACATGATAAGTTAAACAGTCTCTCAGATTGTGATCCTAATTTCAATAGGTTTTTATATCAAAAGGGGGAGGTTGCAGGAATAAAAAGATTCCTCCAGATCCCCAAGACACTACAACAAAGAGCCTCTTCTGCTTCGGAGATATTAGAAGCGGGACAGGCAGAAGACGAGGAGTAACAAATGCCAGAAGATCCAACCATCAATCCCGATCCGGTCGCCGACCCCGTCGCCGATCCTGTTGATCCCGATCCGGTCGTTGATCCAACAGCAGAACCGCAAACGCCAGATGACCCGTTAAGATTATCACCCGAAATGCAAAGCAGGCATAAGTCTGCGGCTGATCTGGAAGCGTTTGCCAAGCAACAACAAAGCGAAGCCGATACCATAAAGCGTGAATTTGAGGAATACAAACGACAGCATCCCGACGCCACCCAGACTCAACCACCGCCCCCCACAACGGATGAGGTGCTTGAGAAGCTGGCAAGAGATCCTGTAGGTTTTGTAAACGAAGAAGTAAACAAAGCTGTAATGCCCTTAGCGGCTCAAGTTGGATTAAACATATACGCTGACAACGGACACCCTGAAGTCAAAAACCCAGAGTTTAAGCAGGCGATGGAAGCTGTCATCAAAAAGAATCCAGCCCTAATAAACACAGAAGATGGTTTAGATTACGCTTATTTTAAAGTGAAAAACCAAATGGATGCCGCCAAGAAGGTGCAGGCCAATAGTATCATACAGGCACAAAATGCTGAGGTTCAAACCGTTAAGAAAGCCGAAGCGTTTGTCGAGGGCGCTACGGCAACCAAACCACAGGCTTCGCCCAAGATACTCCCAGGAATGTCCCGTGCGGAATCAGAGAAGATTCTGGATGCACAGAACATTGGCTGGGTTAAAGACGAAGACAGAGAAGAATACTACTAATAGAATAAATATATTCTACTAATTGGGGGGATTTAATTGACTAAACAGACAACCACTGCGCAAGTCGCGCAGATGATGACCTATTACGACAACATCTTTCTCGAAACCTTCAACGAACGACTGGTATTGGACAAGTGGACAGACAAGAAGAACATCCCGCTGGCGCGTGGTAAAAAGATCAACTTCTTTTCCTACTATCCTCTCGGTGGAAACGCAAACCCTATAACCGAGGGTGCTTCTACTGCTAACGAAGCGACGATTGCCGCACAGACCCTCGAAGCGACAATCGCCAAGTATGCACAGTGGGTGCCTTATACCGAGCGATTTAAACTGACGGCCAGAGATAGAAATCTCGAAGGTCAGGTAGAGTTATTCGGTAATGCGGCTGCGGAAACACTTGAGGAAATTCTGGCGGAGGAACTGTTCAAAAACGGTTCGATTCCAATCAGGGTAGATCAGCTTAAAAACAGCGCTTCATACACTCACGAGGGAACCGTAGATTCGAGTGCGGGAAACTCGACTACGTTCTGGTATGATGATGCTATCGTTCATACCACCGATCTCTACGAGGGTGCGCATTTTGCCTGCACCCATACTGCCAAAGTGAATTACCGTTACGGCGGTATTGTTTCGGTGCATGGAAGCACGGCTGAAGGTTTCACCATGACAACGGCTGCTCCGAACTCATTCAGTTCGGGCACTACGTATCGAATGGTTGTTGGAACCGGTCTTACGGCTGCGAACATACTGACAGCATCGTCCATTGCCTATGCGGTTAGCAAGGCTCGTGCGAACAAATTTTACAGGTTTCCCGGCGGGTGGTTCCGAAGCACCTTAGCCGCTGAAACCGAGTTTGACTTGCAGAAAAGCGCCGTCTGGCGCAACATGAGCGTCTATCAGGATAAGTCAATGGTCGAAAAGGGCATATTGAAACATCTGTGGGGGGTGGAGTTCCACTTTGCCACAATGCCTTATCGAGAGGACGTGGACGGCACTAAAAACATGTCCGCGGGTGTCGTGTTCTGCACTCCGATCATGGGCCGACACGCACTTGGCAACGTCAGTCTCGGAGGTATGAAGGGTCACAAGATTCTATTCAAGACTCCGGGTCCACAGACTACCAACGAACCTTACGATGAGAACGGAACGATAGGTTACAAATTCTATGCGGCACCAAAGGCGCTTAATGCAGCTTTCTGTATTAACGTAATGTCCGGCGCTACGGGAGTTGAGTAACCTTAAATAGGAAGGTTGGGGAGGGGTTTTTCTCCTCCCCTACTGATACATGGGAAAAAAGAAACAGCGCAAGAAAAAATTGCAGGAAAAAATACATGGGGGAAACCCCAAGAGAATGGCTATTATGGTTGGCATGCCCATTCATCATTATATGGAAAACTCCACTGTTATGTGTTTTGAAGCTACGATGCTGCAGCTGCAAAAGAGGGGAATCCCGTTTCACCGGATGAGCACCGTAGGGCTTCCCGATGTAGCGAAAGCTCGAAACCAAATCGTTGAAGAATTTTTAAAAGACAAAAGATATACGCACCTTATGTGGATTGATGCTGACATGGCGTGGGACCCCAATGCGGTTGAAGCCCTGATTGATCTGAATGTTCCCGTGGCATCTTGTCTTGTTACTAAAAAAGGACCGCCTTTCGATATAACGATGTTTCAGTTAATGAAGCCTGCGAAAGACAGTAAATTCTTAGATACCTATACAGTTCCCTTTGGTCAGTATCCATTAGATAGACCGTTTATTTTTCCCAACAGCGGTATCGGAACAGCTTTTATGCTTATTGCTCGTGAAGTAATAGAGAAAATGGAACAGCCGTATTTTTGCGGTTTTGTAAACCCTACCGATAAAACACTAAAGGGCACGGATTATTATTTCTGTGTTCAAATGCTTAAACACGGTTACGAAATTGTATATGATCCCCGTCCCCCGGTGTATCATATTGGTAAGGGTTTATTTGGCGTTGAAGATCATATTGCATATTTGAACCATATAGCGGCGGGAGGAACAAAGGAATGCCCATTTATGAATGGCGATGCGAGTGTGGTCGAGTTCAAGAAGAGCTTTGCCGGGCCTCAGCCATCCCTGATACAAGACCTTGTGTCTGCGGGGGAAAGGCAAAGAGACTCTTCCCTTGTCCCGGAGGCATTAAAATCGGAGACATCGTTATGTCCGTCGTCAGAAAAGGGCGACCAGACGAAGATGCCGACGAAAACTGGTATAGATGTTTGCAGGTCACCGCAGCCAGAGGAGAATACAAAACTCCCGACACCCCCGGAGAACGAGCCTACGAAAACTACGTCCGCCGTAGAGCCATAGAGGAGAACTGGTAATGGACGAAAATACAATGAAGGGAAAATTACGGGCGACCAGAGAATATAAACCGCAAGACGAAACGCTGCTTGATATTGCTGTAAGTGAAGCTATACAGTTTGTTTGGGACGCCCATGACTGGTCTTACAAAAAGGATGTGGATACTTTCTCGACATCCAGCGGCACATATAAGTTGCCTACAAAAGTAGATAGTATTCTTGAGCTGACCCACAGTCCCAACAACCAAGTAGTAAGTCCTCTTCCCTCTTACAGGGTAGCGGAGAACTATGATAACGTATCCAGAATCGGGACAAACAATGTTTATTACTTTTCGTTATATAGTGCGGATGCCGATGCTATTACTTTAGAATTGACACCCACCCCCGGTAGTGGAGTTACTTTCACATACAGGTATAATAAAAAGATAGATTATGGCGATTTAAGTGCCATACCCGAAAAACATCATTCGCTGGTTTTCACGGGCGCGAGAATGTTTTTAGCAAGGGGTATTATAGAACACTGGCCTGCCCTTGAAGATGCTATTCAGCGAGATAAACCCGTTCGGCATACCCGTTGGGCTATGGGACAGAATGCCGCACACGTAAACAGGGTCAATAGATATAATTCGGTTATGCAGGGTGGGTCGAATCAGGATACCACCAGGCCAATTGATTAGGGGCGGCTTATGGCTTTATACACGGTAGATGACGCAATTGATGTCGTGAAAATTCTCATAGAGGAAGCTAACGATACTAATATTATAACCGAAGACGACTTGATAACATTAGTATCTGATGCTCAGAAATGGGTGGCAGCCCAGGCGGGTTGTTATCAGGCGTGGAGCGACATTACTTTAACCCCCGCCACGGTAGATTATGACCCACCCGCCGGCACATCCGGTTTACTTGGCGCAAGGTATGATTACGGAACCAATATCGGGTATCGTAATTTAAAAAATGTAGATCCATTAGATACACCGCCAGTCCCGGATTTTAAATATCCGTATTATTGGTTTTATCGGGGAAATAAAATAACAATATACCCCTCTTTTGTAAACTCAACAGCCCTGCCAACAAATACTACCGTAAATATATTGGCTGCACTTGTTCCGGATGCTTTAACGGCATTGTCCGATAGTTTGGTTATCCCCGATGAATTTCAGTTAATCGTTCCTTATTTCGTAGCAAAGAACGTAGCCATAAAAGACAACCAACTGGAAAAAATGCAGTTATTAACAATGGAAGTTGAGCGATTGACCAAAGTGGGTATGGCCCAGTATGCACATCAGACTCCGGGCGTCGGACCTCAAGGTATAAGCAGTTAGGAGATTATATGGCATTCTATACGGTGCAGACGGCTATGGATAAAGTCAAACTTTTGATTCGAGAGGCAGATGATAATTTTATCATTAGTCAGGCAGAATTAATTGGTTTGCTCTCAGATGCCCAACAGTGGGTGGCAACTGAAACAGGTTGTTATACAACATGGGGCACCATAACACTTGCCGCTGATACGGTTCGCTATACTGCGCCTACGGGGACATCGGTGCCATTGGCACTTGAGTATAATTACGAAACAGATAAACCGGGTAACGGAACAAGAATGTTAACAATGGTTGACCCCGACAGTGTGCCCCACGCACCCGACAATCTGGTGCCATATTTCTGGTATTATCGGGGAAATAAAATTTCGGTTTATCCCTCGCTTCCGGTAGCTCCCTTAAACACAACCATTAATGTATTATTTTCAAAGTTACCCGTGGCGCTAACGGCGGTGGGCGATTCGCTGACAATTCCCGATGAGTTTCAGGTGGTTGTTCCCTATCGCGTAGCAGAGGAAGTGGCAATTAGAAGTAATCAATTTGAAAAGCAGCAGATTTTATCTGCGAAGGTTAAAGAACTAACAAAAGAAGGCTTGGCGCAATATAGCGGTCGTGCTTACACGATGGCTCCGACAGGCCCGCCGACAGGCGGCGCACGTTAAAAGGGGGAAATAATGGCTCTGAACTTTAAAACCGGTAGTGATCTACAATCATCTATCACAGCATCACAAAACAGTGATGCGTTGGATTTGGCTGGATATTCTAAACTTGATATTCACGTAGTTTTTGGAACCTGTGTGGGTGTGGCTGGCAGCAGCGGACAATATGTATTACAAACATCCAACAATAACAAAGATAATGATTGGGTTACTATGACGGGCGATATACAGGCCGATAAAACCGCGAACAGCATGAGTGGGACTACGGTTCATAAGTATTTTCCGGACAATGCAGCCGCAGGCGAAACCGGTTTTGGGCGATATGTGCGATTCAGAATGATTGTGACGGGATCACCAAGTTTAACATACACAACTTATTGGATCGCTAAAGAATAATGCCCCGCACAGACTTTCTATTCCCATCGTTCACTAAGGGTTTAGTGAACGGTATGGCTAATGATACAGCGCCTATCGAGGGTTTAAAGAAGTGCCGGAACGTGGATTTCGGCAAGGCGCCTATGGGGGGTATTACACTCAGGCCGCCAACCGTAATGCGTCCGAATTGCACGTTAGCCAATGAGTTAAATTCAGCCTTTAAAATACTACACCCCCGTTGGCTGTTTCGGTTCAGGGGTTACGAGAACGATAACTGGCCCTACGTTCTGGTAGGACGACAGGGTGCCGTCTTGATGAACCCGGCCCTGACGGACATAAGTGATATTATCAATTTCGATGACGATATGTATACCGATTCTCGCTGGGCGGTATTTGACGAAAACAGGGTATATTTTCTCGGCTACAATAACTTCCCTACCGTTATGGAAAAAGACGGTGGAAATCTAACGATTCGCCCGATGGGAGTTAAGGCTACGTGGGACATGGCTCTTGCGGCGGGCGGCAATCTTGATAGTAGTGCCGTATATCATTATCAGGTAATTACCGTAGATGAATATGGCAATCGCAGTTCTCCGTATAGTGCCGCTGATCCCTACATTAGTATTACAACAGATTCCACTAATAAGCAGGTAGTGCTTTCCGGTATATCATCTGGCGGGAGTGGAGACAAGAAATATATCTATCGCACTTTAGGCGATGCATCCACTTATACACCCGACACCAACCCGATGGTTTTCTATCTCGTAACGACAATCCATGATAACCAAGACACCTACTCAGACACTATGTCCGATGACGATCTTAGTGGGAAAAGCATTCTTCAGGATGTAGAAAGTTATCCACCGCAGGATCTTGTCTATGCAGCCGTTCATAACGGTGTGATGTGGGGATTTCGCGAGAACGAATCTATTTTGCGCTATACCAATCGGTTCGGTTACGAGCAGTGGCCGGTAACAAATGCTATTCCTATTGGCGATCCCGATTATTTAACGGCAATAATTTCCGTTGGCGATCATCTTTTGATTTTCAAGAAAAACAAAGTTTATGCTTTCTGGGGCAGTAATATTCACAACTTCGATTATCGTGAAGTAAGCAACATATTCGGCACAAGTTATATTGATACTATTAAATCTGTCGGTGGCAATCAGGCTATATTTCTTGATACGCAACGACGGGTTATAATGTATAATGGTGGTAATTTCACCGAAATATCCAAACCGATTAAGATTCCCTATCCGGCATGGTATACGGCTACATTATATCAGGATTATTATATTCTCTGGATGTATCTGCCTTCCAATGTCGATCCCGAATTTGACGATACTATACCCCTGCCAATCGTTCAATATTTCCCCAAACATGAATGGTTTCGACAGGGCGAAGATCCCGATGGCGGTGGCGGCACATGGCCCCCGGATCACCCCGGTGGCGGTGGTGGTGGTGGCGATCCCCCTGATGAACCCGATGATCCCGGTTGGGACCCGTATGATGACGTGGAATTTGAATGGGAACAACTTCCCGGTATTGGCCCGACTGAACCCCCAAAGGGGCCGAGAGAATCTATGCCTCCCCCCGGTTGGTATCCTCCCTATCGTTCCGCTACGGTAGCGGCATTGGCGTATCACATACCTACGGGTGCATGGAGCCTCTGGAATGATATACAAATGCTTGTGCCTGAGAAACCGGATCGTTCCGCTGATAATTTCGTTTATTGGAATGGCATTTGTCCTGAAATACTGGGTAAAGCTGCGAGTGAGGACTATGCTCAGTATCCCGAATTTGTAGCGCATTCCATTGATACTGATTGCGGTATTGCCAGTCAGGAAAAGTCGTTTAAGGAAATCGAGATATATCTCGAATATATCAGTTCCCAAACATTCAACGGCGCTGTGGGACAATTGGAAATTTTCATTGATGAGGCAACTAAACCGAGCTGGCAACAGACTATAACCTACAATACGGACAATCCACAAAAACGCTGGCGTTACCGCATACCATCGGGTAAAAACGGAACGCGAGCAAGTATTAAATTTATAGGCAATCAAAACATGAACAGGTTTAGCCTTATGGGAGGGCGCCTCTGGTGGGAGCCGAGAGGAACGCCGAGACGTAATGCCTAAAACTTCATTACCACCCGAACAGGAACAACAGTTAAAGAAACTGTTTATCGAATCAATAAACGGCAAAGACACGCTTATAGCTTTTGGTCATGTAAAACTCGCCAGTGGTAAGGCGGTCGTAACAAGACCGGACGGTATGGCCGATTACGAGGTATTTACTTCACAGCGGGGTGTTGTGCCGACAACTTATACTTATTCGGTAGAATACTGGCCGAGTAGTTTTATTATACACTCCAGCGACTCTGGAGACACAGCAGAAATATCATATTTAATTATAGGTAACTAAAGGGGGAATATTATGGGATTATTCGCTAAGCTCGGTGGCATGGGCGGTCTTGGAACCTTATTGGGTGGAGTAGGCATGCTTGGGGAAACTTTATTCGGTGGTGGTCGTGAATCGCCAGAGAAGCTGGTTAATTTTTCCGCATGGGCTGACCAGCTTAATCGTATGGTTACCGAACAAGAAAGATTAGGTGGCCGGACTACCAATTTATACGGTCAAAGTCTGGGTGCTGTCAATCAAGCGTTATCTGGGCAAATGGGGCTATCGCCTGAAATGATGCGCATGATGAGCGACAGATATAATCGTTCACTCGATCCATCGTTTGCTATGGGTCGTGATGAACTACGGCGCTCTTTCAATCCACGGCTTGCCGGTAGCGGTGCGGCCGGGGCTTCAATGGGACAACTCTTAGGCCAGCAGGCACAAGCGCGTTCATCGGGACAAGCTGACATACAGATACAGGATTTATTTGCCCGACACCAGGGACGCATGGCAGGATTACAGGGCATACAGGGTATGTATGGAACGTCTCAGAGTGCCTTGATGAACCTATTGGCTCAGCTTGCCGAACATACCAGAACGCAAACCGCTGGATTTCATGGAAGGTGATAAGCGATGCCGAGAAAACGAAGTGATTGGGAAAAGTTCTTTCGTGCGTTGCAGATTGCCGGGCAGACTATGGGTGGGTTGGCGCAGTTGAAGCAGTATCGGGCACAGCAAGAAGCGGAGGAACAAGAAGCTAAGGCTGAAGCGGAAGAAATAGAAGCCAAAAAAGGGTTCTGGAAAAAACGATTAGAGAATCCTTTGAATGTGCAGGATGTTGCAGGTATTCCCATGATTCCCTCTTCTGGGAAACCGTTGGCTGCTCATGTGCTGTCAGGCATGTATGATAAACACCAACGTGAATCTGATGTTCGCTTAATTGATACATATCGTATGCTTGGACAAACACCTCCTGCATGGTTAAAAGAAAGAGCAAAACCATTTGAATCAACTATGATTCCAGAAAGGGCTATACCCAAGAAAGAAAAACCTGAAGAACTTAGCGAGGCACAGAAAAACATTAATGCTCATGTAAAAAAGATGTTAGGGAAAGAACTTACACCAGAAGAACTGATTCGCACAATGATGAGTCCATTACCAAGTAAAAAGGATGTTCGGGACACCGTAAAAAAGGAACAGGGTAACTGGGATAAAGAAGTTCGTAGTTATGTGATTAGTGCCAACACGGTATTCCCGAAGATGTCTGAACTCTTAGATAAACGACAGGGCGTTATGTTTGTGCGGGAAAAACCCGAAGGTTGGAGCGGAGAAGAATGGAAAGATTACAATAGGGAAACAGCAAGAATACATAACATTTTCGGTGCAAGACCCGAAATGCCTGTAGATCCAGAAATAACCAAAGCTCGCAATAAGTTAAAGTCTGGCGAATGGAATCAAGCAACATATAACGATTTCATAAAATGGTATCAAACTGAATAATGCCTAAATCCGTTGAAGAATTTGAACAGTTGAGAAGCCAACCTAAAACGGTAGAGACGTTTGAGGCAATGCGAAAGAAAACCAAACCTGTTGATTTTCTTAAAACATCTCCCCAGCCCCTTCAGCCCACTACGTATCTTGAACGAATTACATCTGTTCTACCATCTGCTACAGTTGCCAAGCCCATTGAATCTAAATTCGATTTGGGCGATGAACCCGAAGAACCGTCAAGTGCGGCTGCTGTATTTCGTAATGCGTTACGAAATATTAAAGGTCTTGTTAATCTTTCCGCCCAAGCAGAAGGTGTTACCCAAATGATTGAACGCATTAATAGTGCTGGTGAATTTTCGGTTGCGGGTGGCTTTAAGCAAATAGCCAAAGAGCTCGGTCATATAGTAGCACCATTGGGAGATATAGCAAAACTTCATATTTACCGTCAACTCCCCCAAGAATTACAGGATATGCCGGAGATACAGGAGCGTCAATCAGAGTCATACCGCAACCTTGGACTTGATCCTCTTAGTGTTCCAATGTCTGTAGCTATGTTACTCGGTGGGGGTATGATCGCCAAAGGACAGATTGTTCCGAAAGCACAATATCTCAAGAGTAGATTAACGACAAAGATACCGAAAGTTACAAAAAGGGTCATTCCGGGAGTTGCTAAAAAATTAGTTCCCGAAGCCGGTAAGGTTTACGTTCCCATTAACGAAGTGCGTGGTGCCGTTGATAAAGCCGTTAAAGCACTTGATATAAAAACCGCCCCCGAAACTCAGGCAGTTAAGGAATTGGGATTCGTGAGACGTGGTGATATTGCCGAGGCCGATGTCCGCACAGGATTTGCCGTTAAGGAAATCAGGCGAGTTATGCCCGATAAAGCTAAACGTGAAGCGATTACCCATGCTATTGAGAATCCTAAATTGCGATCTGGTTTATCTGAAATTGAAAAGGGTGTTCTCAATGAGGTTAATCGCTTTTATAAAGAGGGGTTCAAAATTGCTCAAGAAAACGATGTTATCAATTCGGCATTGGAAAACTACGTCACTCACGTATGGAAACGGGATGCTAAATTCAGATTGTTTAGTGGTCGGTTTATATCTCCCCGAACTCCATTTGCTAAACAGCGTAAAATTCCCACCATTGCGGAAGGCAAGAATAAAGGATTAACGCCCCTTACGGAAGACGTAACAGAACTCATGGAAATATGGTCACGTTCTGTGCATCGGGCTATTGCCAATAAGCGTTATCTTGACAATCTCAAAGTAATGACCGCTGAGGATGGCAATCTGCTTATTCAGCCTGCCACATCTGCTCCATCTAATTTTATATCTTTCGACCATCCTTCTCTTACTCGCTATATTTGGCGAGGAAAGGGCAAAAAGGGTGCTCTTGTTCAAATGGGTGTCAAGGTGCATCCTGATATAGCAGGGCCGATAGAAGTTGCATTTGGGCGGGGTTGGAATCCACAAGGTAAGTGGTCACAAAGAGTATTCAATGCTTATACTGCATTAGATAGAGCTGCCAAGAAATCTATTTTAACAATATCATTATTCCATTATCACGCATTATCGGAGTCGGCTATAGCCACCGGACAAACACCCTTGGCGTTTGTGCGTGGGGTTGCTAAACTTGCCAACAATGAAGAACTGGTTGTGCGAGCAAAACGATCAGGATTACAGATTGGCGGAACGCCCGACGTAGCGAGACAGTCATTGCGATTTGAGAGGGTTCCTGCCTTAAAACAAACTATTGGTAAAATTATTGAGAAAAACGATAAGGTTCTATGGGACAACATTCACGCCGGGGGAAAGATTGAAATCTTTGATCGGCTTACTCGTGATGCCCTTACTAATAAAAAATATTCTCATTTAAAACCCTCACAGATAGACCGTGTTGTATCTGAATTTATAAATGATGCTTATGGTGGATTAGATTGGGAAGCAATGGGAGTATCAGCTAAAAAGCAATGGCTTTTACAACGCTCTATGCTTGCCCCCGACTGGACGACTTCTCAGGTGCGAGTATTCAAAGGAATGTTTCGTATAGGTGAAAAGGGAACACCCCGGAGATTAAGTGGTCAATTATATAGGGCTTATTGGCGTAGGGCTATAATGTATAACTATGGTGGCGCCAATGCCCTCAATTATACTTTTACTGCGTGGAAAGCGGGTGATCCATCAAAGGGTCATTTTATGATGCAAAATGCACCGGGACATAGATTTCAATTAGAACTACCTTATAATGGGCCTGATGACAAACCCCGATGGATACAGGTTGGCAAGCAGTTTATGGAACCATTCAGATACGCAGAAGATCTCATTGAGGGTAAACCCCTTAGAACCATTTCAGCCAAAATGAGTCCTACGGCTCGCATTGTATTGGGGAACATATTTAACCGGCGGTATCCGGGTGGCCCACGTTTATATCAGAAAGACGATAAGGCATACATGAAATATTTAAAATCTCTTGGATATACCGCTGAATCCGTAGCTCCCATTCCCGCACAGCAATATCTTGATATGTTCAAGGGACGCAAGACACTTGAAGATGCGATTATATCCAGTTTGGGATTTCCGGTTAAAAAAGATTACAAGAAACCATCTCGTAGTAGCGGTAGATCGGGGGGTCGCTGATGACGAACGGGAGATACAACGGTGTGATTAAGATTATTGGCGTTGTCGTAATGCTTGTGGTTTTGATAGTAGGTGTGGGCGTAGCCTACGGCGAACTCAAAACCAAAGTTAATAATAATGAGAAAGATATAGCGGAAATGCAAGACGAACTCAGGACGATAGGAGAAGGCGTTGCAGAGCTTCTCAGGCGAACAGATGAATAACATCGATTACGACAGGCGTAATTTCAGGCAGGCGTTGCCGGTGTTAATAATAATTGCCCTGTTATGCCTGTGGGCTTTGGGGAATCAGGCTTTCGGGTCGACGGTCGCCGTTTAAAAAATGAAAAAGCTGATTGTAATATTGTTGTTGTTTTACGGTTCGGCATTTGCCGATGTTGACACGCTAAAAGTTGATAATGATGACGATGTAATAGATGCTTACATTAAAAAAAGTTCGGCAGATGTTAATTATGGCAATACTGGCACCAGTTTTTTATATGATGATAACAGTTCATATATTTATCAATATGTAATAGCGGCCTTAAATGTCAACGACAGCATTGGAGCGGGGAAAATAATTACCTTTGCAGCTTGTAGTATTTATGTTACACAAACAAGCGGTAACGATCCGACCGTATTCGCACACGGGACATTCAAGCCTTGGACAGAACTTGGAGTTACGTGGAACGACTGGATAAATCCTGATAATGAATGGACTGATCCGGGTATTGAGTGCGCTGATGACGCTGGAGTATTTAACGAATGCCCCAATGATGTTAGTTGTATAGCCGATTCGGCGGATAGAACGGCTACGGCAGATGATTCTTATCAGGTAACATCAACTGGTTATTTTGGAGTTGAGATCACAGATATAGCCAATGATGCTTATAACAATGATAAACAGATTGGCGTTAAACTGTCGGAAGATTTTGATGAGAACGGTTTATATATAACCACCAGAGAAACTGGTTCAAACGAACCCTTTTTTACGATCATTTATGAAGATGCGATGGACTACGAAAGCGGATACGGCGGCGCCGCTTATCCCGATGAGCAAGAGGGCTGGACTGAACCGGTCGCTATGTGTGACGCTCCCGACGCCTCTTGCGCCGAATATTACGGAACCGGAAAAGAATGGGTCTGCATTTATACATACGATTTTTCTATTCCCGATGGAGCGGTCATCGAAAGCATAAACGCAGCCGTAACCTGCTACGCTCCTGAAAAAACCGAACAGGACAGGACGTGGGATATCGCATTGAGTAAAGACAGCACCAATACGGCCGGGAATATATATTCGTATGCCAGTGAGGAACTCCAGGACTGCCAAAGTTTGGCCGAGGTTGTTGTCGAGGGCAACGGCAAGTGGGGCACGGAGTGGTCGGCGAGTGAAATAAATTCACGAGGCTTCGGCGCCATGATAAGGGATAACGACGATACGGCCGCGGAACTTGGCTTCGATGCGGTGGAGATAACGGTTTATTATACTCCGGCTGGCGGGGCACCGGAAACCAACAGGCGATTAACATTATTAAAGGACAAATAAGATGAAAAGGTTACTAACAATATTATTGGTTGTCTGTTTTTGTGCGCCGGTTTACGGCGGCGGGACGATGTATCTCAAGGGCACGGATACGTTCATGATTTCTCATGGCGTGCCTGATTCGGCGGGGTTAGCCTATACTGCCGCTGATTCGGTTCAGATAACGGTTATGTTTCAGGACGGCACCGAATCAATGGCGGCGACGTGGTTTAATAACGCCGATGCACAGGCGGTTTTATCAAATGGTAAATTATATTTCTATGATGTTTGGACAGACATGAACGGTTCGGATAGTCTGGGCGCATATACGGTTACGGCTCGATGGTATGATGGAAGCGATGCGGCACTCGATTATCAAGAAACCTACACGGTTATACAGGTAACTAAGAATCTGGAAACCATATCAACTATCATCAATAATGTAAGTTCAATAGAAGAAGAAGTTACAAACATCGATGGTTGGAATCCCATTACCGATAATGATTCACTTATAATAGATCAAAGCACAAGGATTCCTGTCGGCGATACCATTCAACGTAACGCTTCGACGTTTGATCCCACGTCCGATTCGGTAAACGTAGACGGTTCGGCTTTGGCGGCTACTGCGGGGGCGATAAGCAATACAACATTGGACGATGATGTTGATGTGAATGTTGCTACTATTACGGATGATGGTATCAAGGCCGCCGATTTTGCTCCCGATGCCTTAGTTGCGGCTGCTTTCGCTGATGATTTCTGGGCGGCTTTGGCGGATTCAGCTTGGTTAAGATCGTTGAGTAGCGGTAAGCGGATTATTGATGGGGTTGGAACCGCTGGAATTGAACTGCGGGATGTAGATATGCGAATTGCGGGCTATTCTGCCATCGGAACCATCGAGGACAGTTCAGGCAATACCGCTACCATGTTCCAGACCGATTTAGCTGACACCGACAACGATATTTATAATCGAAGTATGATTGTATTCTTAACGGGCACAGGCGCAGAAGGACAAGTAACATCCATTACCGATTACGTTGGAGCTTCAGGTGTTGTTTATATCAACCCCGGCTTATCAACGGGTGCGCCCAACACTGGAGACAGTTTTGCGGTATTGATGATGCAAAGTAGTTTAATTCCGAATGATCCCGATTCTAACCTGGTTAGCATGGGTGGCACTTATCCTATTATTAGTGATCTTAACCGCAACGGTGATACACTTGCGGTTATGCCACAACATTGGACAGCGGCAGAGTCTACAGCCTATCAAGGTGATGCGGCCGGATTAACGGCTAAAGAAATTATCGATTCATTGTCTGAAGCCTATTTTGATACTGTTTACGCAGTCGCCGATTTCGATTCAGCGTTTTGGAAATTGATTGCTGATTCGAGTGGCGGCGGCGGCGGTGGTGCGGGCATAGGCGATTCAACCATTGCCAGAGTGGATTCAATACTTACGTCACTGGGTTTCGACGAAGGCGGCCCGACGGATCTGAAATCGGTTCAGGATAAACTTGGCCTCGAATGGACAGCTTCCGATGCGACTGTATATGAACAGCTTGTTGACATTGAAGATGACAGCACTGGCATACCCGATAGTCTCATTGCAAGAGTGGATTCTATGTGGACGTTTTTCGGTGGACGTGGTGAAAACACCTGTAAAATCTACGTGAAATCGGGTGCTAATTATCCCGCTAATCTTACCGTGAAAATGGTAGCATCCGGCGGCACAAGCTATTACCAGCAAACGGATGCCAACGGTCTGGCGTTATTCCAGTTAGACGACGGCACATATTCCGGTTATCTTATATCGTCTCCCGCCTACTCTCAGGATACGTTACCACAAACATTTACGTTTACCGCCGATTATAATGATACACTTACGGCTTCGGCAACAACTGTCGGTTCGCCCGGTGGCGGCGCTAACTTCTGCTCAACCTACATTTACACCTACGGTATTCTGGGCGATACTATTGAGGGCGCTACGTTCTCAATGGTGCCTAAAGGACGCGGGCCGTGGATCGACAGTAACGGTGTCGCTATAATTCCATTGGTGAAAACGGCTGCAACCAACAGTAACGGCTATGTCGGACTTGCCGTTTACCGTTCGAGCGTAGTCAGACAATTACAGCCTGACGGCACCCAGGGTGGCGATAGTCTCAAGTATGATATTTCTTTAACGTATAAGAATCGAATATGGAGAGCCGACGATAGGGTTGTTCCCGATAGCGGCTCATGGTGGGTAAAGTGATGATTAAGATCGTTCAACCAAATGAAGTGTTCAAAGTTATTGAACATACCGGGATAAGGGTATGGGAATTTATAACCGTGCATCACACGGCTAACGGGGTTATTGGTAAAGATCGGCATTGGGGACATCTTATCGATGACATACATCGGAATGAGCGGGATTGGAAAAACGGTATGGGCTACCACTTCCTGATAAATCCCGATGGCGTTATTCAAATTGGAGACAGATGGATAAAACAGTTGGATGGGGCGCATAATCTCGGTTGGAACGATACCTCTCTGGGTATTGGTCTGGTGGGAAATTTCTCTGATCCGGGGTCGTTGCCGACGGCAGAGCAACTACAGAGATTCAGGGATCTTCGATACGTGTTCTCCAATTTGCCGTTGCGACCTCATTGCGCCTTTCACGATACCGAATGTCCGGGAAAGAATATAAACCTCAAAACATGGTTCAAATTGTTTGAACTAAAGGGAGAATAAGATGAACAAGATATGGAACTGGTTTAGCGGTAAGAAGGTGGTAATTGCCTCTATCTGTCTTATTGCCGCAAAAATATTAGATGAGGTTATTATCGGTATCTGGTCGGCGCAGGGAGAATGGCTGTTCAATTTAATAAATACTCTTGAATGGTTTGGCGCTACACTCGGAGCTGCCGGATTAATTCACAAAATAGTAAAGGTGAAGAAAAGTGGCTGATTTCAGAGTGGGTGATTGTCTGGTGACGCTGGCCTACGGCAGCAGCATACTCACAAAAGGCATACAGTATTTTCAGCGATATATGCTTGGACATAATAAACCGGATGATTTACCCTGGCGATCCACTCACGTCGAAACGGTTCTGGCTGTTACCGAAACAAGGATAATTACCGGAAGCCAGACATTCCCAAAAGCCAAGCACAATACCTATAAGAAAAGTTTAATTCGGGTTGGGATGATCGGGGATCGCCCCCGCTATGCCCTGTTCCGGTTCCACAATTACTCCAATATTGTTACCGAACCATTCGTCAGGGCAATGGTGCTATGGTGGGAAAAGAAAATCGGTAAAAAGGTGGGATTTCTACAATCGTTCTGGGGCGGTTTCTATGATGTGGGACAGCTTCTCATGTATCCGATTAACTGGATAGCCGACAAACTGGGGCATAAAAAACATATAGCATGGCTGGAAAAGACTAAGGCTAATGTTTGTTCGGATGCAAGTGTCTCTTCCTATCGGGCGGGATTGACGGCTGATGGCAAACAAGAGGATTACATATTCGAGGGAATACCCTCATCTGAAGTGGCACCTTCGCATTTCTGGATGCCCGAAAGTAAGATGATGAGGATATTATAAAGGTTAACATATAACTTACGGGGGGAGCCGATTCTATCTACGATGGGGTCGGCTTTTTTGACTTATGGCTGCAAAGCAAAAGAAAGAATTTATCGGACGGGTGTTATGGTATGATACAACCACTCACCATGACTACCAATATGAGCAAACGAAAAATGCCGTAGATCGCATGGGTAAATTTATAGAAATTGGATTAATTGATGTGACCGATCCCGATGCTATAATAGTCAAATTTGGAATAGAGGTGTTAGATTTAAAAACATTACTTGTTAAGGGGATTAGAGATCATACGGATGTTCCTCGTGGTAAGAAGATTATATATAAAGTGCAGGAACATCTCGGTGGGGATAAATGGCGGGATATAAAGGTTTAATGGGAGTGGCTGATACTGGCTTAGCCCTTATATAACACACCATTCCAAATAAACTGATAGTTGGTTACGGGAATGGGGTGAACGGTGAAGGCACCCGTTTTTTCAGACCACTCTACAACAGCAAATCCATGAATCCAATTAGATGCTTTCCCATGACGCCAATCCATTTGCGATTCATCACAACAATGCCCTATACAATAAGCCACATGGCGATCCCTCGAATCGTGTCGTCTACCAGAGGCCATTTGAAAATCGTGAACGTGCCCGTAAAGAACGGAATGAGAGTTTTCAGCAATGTTATACTGTGCATGATACTGGTTGAATCGCAATCCATGATATACCCGTAATTTCCCCAGCCGGAGGGGGGCTAAGGTTCCACGACGATACTTACCCATGCTTTCCCTGGGTTTTTTCCATAACCAAAAACGGAAACCTCTGTCCTTGAGATGGAGGTTTTTTTCTATGTCCAACATTCCCTTTAGTCTGGGATATTTCTGAATGTGTTTATATATTCTATAATCGTGATTCCCCTCAAGAAGTTCTTTCTGTGCATCAGGGTTAATTGCCGTAAGTTTACTCAAGTGTTCATTGGCAATCTTATAGTTCGTATCTACGCAATCTATGAAGTTTTCCACCTGATTCTTTCTCTCAAAACCGCCAAAGCTCTTAGCATCAAGTAGATCGCCCACATGAACCAGTGTATCGGGTTTCAATACGTTTCGGGCGAACCCAAATATCAGATTCAATAGCCGCTTATCGTGAAACGGTATTTGAGTATCACCAAAAACAAATGCCCGTCTTATAGGATTACGTTCTGCCAACTTCCCCTCCTTCGTGCGGGTTATTTGTTACTCGCGTGCTTATCAATGGCGAGACAGATGGCTTCGGGGAGAGAGAATTTGAAAGCATCACTTGAACTTGCCGGTCTTTCAATGCTAACAACCCATTTGTTTCCCTCTAAACGACTCTTGCGTTTAATCGTAATACCGGCATCATAGACTGGATTCTTTTTATTCTGGCGATCTCGATACTCCTCCAACGCATCCATCGCCAGCCTTACGTCGAGGTCGTAACGGGGGATATTTTGCCATTCACCCATTCCCACAGCACCGGTTTTAAACAGCCATTCATTACCATATTTTTGTTTGGCAATAATCATCCCCAAATGCTTCGCCACGCGAGCGTAGAGGGGCGGGGACGTGCATTCCGGCGCAGAAGCGGGGGGTGTCCAACCAAGATCAATTAGCTGTTGGCGTAATTTTTCCTCTATATTCTTGGTTGCTTTTTCCCATTCTATTTTCGCCCGTTCAACTATAATTTCATGGATACTCTTACTCATCTTTCCTCCTTTTTGGCGTCGGTCGCCGTATCATTTCGCCGTTGCCATCTTGTTCATACCAGCATCGTTCTTCTCTGACCCAGCAAGCGAGTCGAGCGATATGGTAAGGCGGTAACGATGGGGTTTCCCATTCTCGTCTACAGCGCTTAATATATGCTTGTGTTCCTGCCTTGACTTGAATCCAGAGTGAATGGCTTGGTAAATCCCCATTAAATCGCTTGAGAGCAATGAGATCATAATCTCCAAGGCTCCCTCCTGCTCTTTCAACCTTGTAGCCCCCTTTCCGAAGCATATTAGCATACTCTCTCTCCTTTCTTGTCCCGTAAACTTTCGGGTTACGCTTGCGGGGCATTAGACCCAATACTTTTTATTTCTCTCCCGCTTGTAGCGGGAATAATAGCCATGCAGCCAACTGGGAACGGCGACAGCCAGTATCACCACACCGATGATCGGGATTATCAGCCAGTCAGACATTATTTCGCTAAAAGACATACAGCTAAAGCAATTATTAAAATTATTACGACCAAAGCGAAACCAAGCCAAATTGGTGCTAATACCCACCACCACGACCAAGTAATAACTCCAGTTAACTTTAGGGCGATAAAAAGAATTGTTAAAAGCCCTGTAAAACCTATACCGGATGATGAACTTGAACTTATTTCACTCATCTTTCCTCCTTCGTTAATTTATCAGCCAGTCGGGCATTAGGTTCCCATAAAAACGGTTTTTGCAAGTTCTTCTTTATACCATTCGGGTAAACCCCTCACGACACCCCGCATAATATTATTTTTAAAGTGTCCATATAGTTTACCCATGATAAATTCTTTTTCTTCTTTTTCTATGTCTGCCTGAACTTCCTTGATGAGACTACCAATATCTCTTGGGCTTTTCTCTAATTTCCCCTCATCTCTCAAGTGAGCGATGGCTTTTTGCCACCGAGCTTCTGTTCGTAATGTTTCAATAATCATTGTTAGTATTTCGGTTTTATTGCCATCCGATTTCCAATTTTTACTGTGGGACTCTTTGAATCTTTCCGATACAAACTTACCCTTCATATACTTTTTGTCCTTCGTAAACCGAGAATAATTCTTTATTACGAATCCTTCAATTTTCTGTCCACCCAATATCGATTCCGTTTCAAGGTAAGACATGAATTGATCGAAGTTTTTAACCTTACCCTTAAATATTAGGGGAACACATTCTAAACCTATACGTTCAGCCTCATTACGTTTGGCCTCGCAATCAAGAAATATTTGGTTTGCATCACTTATGTCAAAGATGATAATGTGTTTTTCGGGAACCCTACTATATGCATAGACATTATGTTTGGGTTTTTGTAAAAACTCTCCGTAATAATAATAGTCTGGGTTTAAATCTAAAGCAAGTTCTTTTACGGTTTCCGCAGCCCTATTGAACATCTGCTGAGAACAACCATCTTCAGTAATGAATATTTCTGATCCCTTTGAGCGCATAAATATTTCATCTTGCCAACTATGATGGAAAGCAAAAAGTGAACCATCAATTTTTTCTTCGAGAATTACAGGATCGGAAAATATATCAGTAATAGCACTATGCCCCATCTGATAAACCGACCCATAACTCGGTATCTTCATCTTTCCTCCTTTGTTAACGTCCTTCCTTCATGTCTATTACCATCTGGATCATACACCACACTATCACCGATGCCAGATGACTCTTATCCCCATCGTCTTCATCAAGAATTTCCCCTTTATTGAATCGGGCTTTTAAATGTTTTAAAATGTGCTGCAATCGCTCTTGTTCTGTTTCTTTGCCAAGATGCACATCCATACCAAACCCATGCTTTTTACCGATTACAAATGTGTGCTTAATGGCTGGTAAACACATATCAACAACGTCATAATAGGGTATCTGCTTACGCGGTTTCTCACTCATTCATTCCCTCCCTTCTTATCTACTAATTGACTTTATAAATTCAATAACTTTATCATGGCAATCCCGACAAATACCCCTGTTTGGTAAATCGTAATCCAAAAGGCTTATACAACCTTCATCGTTAAACCGTATACATTCTGGCTTGTCGTTTCTGTTATCCTTGATTTCCCGTTTACAAATATCACAGTATTCTTTAAGCATCACTTACCTCCCTCCCGCGCCTCGCGGGCGATGTTATCTTTCATTGTTAACTTCTGCCGATTTAATAATAATATTAGTCACAATCTGTTTGATTTCTCTATGGGCATGTTGAGCATAGTCATCTGGGGCTAATTTCATAAGTTCGTTTTCAGATTTACGATTTATCTTCTCCAACGCCACCTCCAGTAACTCAATCCGCCGTTCCTGCGTGTCACCGGCTGCACGAGCACCTGCAAGGTCTGCCTTGAGTGCGTCTATTCGCTTGCGGTCGGCGTCGATGGTGGCGAGAAAACGCCCCGTGCTTTTCTCAAAAACAGCATTGGGTAATCTACGAAGTGCTTCTAACTCATTGTCAGAATATGGATTTTTGATCCTTGATTGTATCCACTTTAATGTCCCTGGACACTGACAAAGACTTTCACCGTATCCACAACCACTACAAGTTGATTCTATCGTCGGCCTCCTTGATAATTAATTCAATGTCGTTAATAAGATCAGCATAATCACCAAACCCCTTACGATACTTCTTGATTTTTCGAGTTATAGCCTTTCGCAACCGCTTATTATTCTTATACATCTTCACCATCTTGGCGGCGATGGCCTTGATATCTTCTGACGTTACCGATACTGTTTTCGGAACCCCTAATGCCTTTTCCAAATAACAGCTTATCTCCGGGCAATGCTCCCGCAGTAGCTCAAGGTCGGACTTGTTCATTAGTAACCTCTAATATCCATTCCCCGATTTTATTACAAGTCTTGACAGCCTTATTCTCATCAATTATGCCCCCACCTACGATAATGGCCGCGTCGGACTTGTTCATCTTTTACCATCCCTTTCAATGGTTCTAAGTCAAGCAGATCTACACCCGCCCTTTTCATTTCAGCAATGTTATATCCAGAAGATTTCATGATTTCGTAAGCCATCGACGGCTCATCATGATCTCTAACGAGGATAGCCAATACCCAAGCAATACCTTGGATAAAACCATAATCTTTATTTTTAATCCCGCTCATTTCTTCACCTCGATCTCCCGCCCGCAGTAAGGGCAGTATTTCCATTGATTATTCTTTTCATAATAGGTTGTATCGTATTTTCTACATTCAATACTATACCACTCACCCGCAGAATCACAGTGAATCGTCCACACGCATTTCTCATTCATCAGGAACCTCCTTCCTCCCTCGGATAGCCCGCTATGCACTTCGCTACAGCGCAGTCGAGAAAATGAGGTAATTCTTCACCCGTATCATTATCGAAATGAGATGCTCCGCATTCCCCACATATTTCGTCATCTCCCCACTGATGTTTTTTCATCAGCCGCCTGCACTCGGCCAGGGATTCAAGGGCTTGTAAGCACGGCCTCCAAAAACTGTGAGGCGATAAGCTACCCTTCTCCTTTAATTCTAAAAGATAATCATATATTTTTTTCTCATCCGCCGACAGCCAGCGTTCAATCTCTTGCGCGGTCATTTGACCTCCTTTGCTTCACTAATTTTCAAACTCATCACTCACTCCTTTTTCTTACGTTACGGGAGATTATCTCCTACACCAACATAAAGTTTTTTGTAAATTCCCCGGCTGACCTTTTAATAAAATCGGCCCCATGATTAAATACGCGTAACCCTTATTCCAACAAATCTTACAGTAGCTCTTTGAAATCAATTCGTTTGCTGTCGATACCGGCAAATCATTTTTATGATCTAACAATACAGATCGAGGCGTGGAAAACCATTTACTATTAGGTGAACCGTTTGTAATATTTATGTATTCTTTCATCCATCTCTCAAAATTGACATCGTTCATACTACAGAAATCCCATATTTCCATTTGAGCCTTACTCTCAAATATCGCTATTCCCTGAGCCTGTTTCGGCTCCGCTTTCTTGACTATTGATTTTTCCCTGTAATTTACCCTGGCTCCCCTGATAGCCTTCAAGACGCTTTCTTTCAAGCCAAGACAGTTTTCCAGTAGTTGTGGATCTGTCGTCATATTCTCCCTCCAATATTTTAGCGATTTTATTTTCGTTGATTACAAACTCAATGTTTATCTGGAATTGTTTATAGCCTTCCCGCGGCGGTATTTCACCTCGCAAAAATTTAGACTTAACCACACGTTTGAACAGATGAATCCAGAATTGTTTATCGGGGTATTCTTTGAGCCGGGCGTTAATATGCTGTTTACGTTTTTTAGTCAATTTGAGGACTTTCCTTCCAAATGGTAATGATTCGTGATATAGATTAACAAATTGAATTGGTGACATATTACTTGTCTTTTGTATATTGTCTTTTGTAATGTCTTTTGAGTGTCTCTTTTTAGAGACTGGTTTATTATCTATTTTGAGACACCCCGTTATCTTTTTAGAGACACCCCGTATCTTTTTAGATAACGGTTTCCATTCATCAAAGTTCTTATTAAACATATAGTTAGTTGTTGCGCCAGTCTCTTTTTTGATAATGCGCATAGTCTCTAATTTGATAATGGAGCGAACTATGTTTGGTCGTCTAATCCCCGTTGCTTCAACAAATTGTGATAATGGAATGGCATCCCTTTTTTTGTTAAATCCGTATGTTTTACGGATAATGAAATCAAGTATTTGCCTGGCTTCGCCAGGGATTCTTATTCGGATTAGAGCATCCATAATCTCATTGGCAATTTTTAGGTAACCGTTTTTACATTGTGGATTTGCCAATCTTCCTCCAATTCCAAATTTGTCAATCTTTTTTTATGACAATCAGCCATTACATTTCCTCAATCTGCGGGTTCGCCAACTGTCCCCTCCGCTCTGGCTAACATATCGGCGATAGCCCGTTGATTGGCTTTACTTACCGTTAGAATGGTTGGCTCCACAGGTTTTCGTGGTGGGATATTGTGACGTATCGCATACCGCCTATTATTGAAATAACACTTGTGTCTTTCACTACAGAATTTTTGCTTTATGTATATTGTATTAAATATTTGCCCACAAAAAGGGCACGTCTTTTTGAAATATTCCGACCCACAACATCTGCATTTAATCGGTTCGTTCCCCTTCCGGCTCATAGCGTCATTCACTCGTGCGCCTCGCTTCGGGGTGTTGGCGGAGTTCCCTCAGAAATAAATCTGCATTCACTTCATCGCTATGCAAAATCACTTCATGGTTGGGATCTAATATGCCAAACAACCATCCGTTATAGAATATCATCATGGTATATGGTTTTATATTGACTTCGCCCCCTTGCTCTGGTTTAACTTTGATGGTTTTACTGCGCCCATTAACAATCATTTGCCATTTGCCGAATGATTTATTGACTGTCTTATCGGGAATATTGCAGGGTTGCCAACTGCCACCTTTTTTATTGAGTATGTCAACTGCTTTTGATAAAATCGCTTGGCTCATATCCCCTCCTATCTTCCGGGCCGGGGCGGTGATGACCCCGACCCTGCAAAAAATGGTGCTAACTTCTAAATCAGTTATTGGAAACTCGGTTATCTTTCCCTTTACCTCCTTTCTGTTTACGGTTATTCTTCCATCCTGAAATTTGGCTCATCCCAAAAGGCAATTACAAAACGAGTGTTGCTGTTTTTGATTCGGACAGACAAAAACGGATCGGGTTTTATTGCCCTATAGTCCGAAACCTCAAAGACTAAATCGTCGGGCCGGTCAAATGTTCGTATAACTGTTTCAGCTTTCTTGAGAGCGTGACCAGGAATGGCATGGTCGTAAACCTTCCAGCGGCCACTCCTGTCTTTTTGGCGTAAGGGTTTCCAAACGAGTTGTTGTGCGGAATTTGTAAACCTCGATTTTAGATATTTCTCTACGTGTTCGGTATTGTAGACAAATATCTTCTGTTGTTTTAGACACCGCTTGAGCAGTTCGTCGGCTACAATGGGACTGTCAACGCCGACACTTTCACTTAAAGCCAGATATTCGTCGTCCACTACGACAGATACCTCTTGAGCTTTGGGTTTATCGACTTTTTCGGGGGGATACCAATTTTCTTGACCGGGTGTAGTATGGTAAAAACCTGCCCGTAACTGTTGTCCTCGCATCATTCTGTATAACATTTCCGGTTCCGTTGCGAAGCTTGGCTTCTTCGCAAACAATGCTGCCATTTTTACCTCCTCTTTCTTTTTACGGTTCAGCCTTGCCGATTGCGTCGGCCGTTGGCGGTATTATTATTGGCATATTTTCCAACGCTTCCGCAATGCGGGTAAGCTGGTAGGCGATGTCGAGTTTTGCGAATGTCTCCTGAACTGTTCTATAGTTTTCTGCATCATTAAGATCGGCATCACTCTCTATTGTTGACATAATTGACTGCATTTCTTCTTTATCCATCTTGTTCTCCAATCCGGCTTGGGGGCGAGGTGCGCACTCATCATCCCGATTAGGAAATCTACTCGCCCCCGTTGCCGGTTATCCGACGTGGGGATGGGGCACCTTCAATGCGAAGATCAAAGGGTTGTATCCCCATCCCGTTGCCGGTAGTTTGCGGGTCAAGGCAGAAGCCCCGGACGGTTATTTTTATAACCGGAACGATACCCACGCTTGCTCGGTATAACTACCTACCCGGTATCGGAAAACATATCCAATATGTTCTCGGCGAGTATTCTCGGCTTTTACAATCAGCCATATCCGGGCAACTTCTGCTGCGCTCTCGACCCTATTCAGTTGTTAAAGATCAATCTTCGCAAAAAACTGCAATTTGCGTTTTTCGAGAATTAAGCTCAACCCCAAGTTCTTGCAATTTTTTAGCATCATTCTCATTTAAGTCTCTTAATAACAGTTTGTTGGCGGGGGGCCAAAGAATCCCACGGTAATCTCATTTAAAAGAATATCAACATGCCCCGAATTACTTTTCACGGAAACCTCAACAACGGGTCCAATTTCCCCTTCTGCTGATTTGAACAAAGCCATCACATTCTCCTTTCTTTCACTGGCGGCGTAGTCACCGCCAGTGTATTCGGGGTTAAAGATCAAAAATATTTGCCGCCTCCGCCGCCGTCGCCGCTACCGGAACCGTAGCCCGACTTTCCCGCCGCCCCCTCGGTCGGCAGGGGTTAAAATGGTAGATCGCTATCCTCTTCTGGGGCTGTGGGTGGGGTAGGATTGTTATTCTCAAGTGGTTTGAATTTTTTAGGGTCGGGATAGTTACTACCTTCATATTGACGGTTCTTTACGAATACCCTTAGAAGGGTTCCCTTATATGGTGTGAGATCCCCCTCTTTGTCGGGCATTCCAAGAGCTTCTTTGAATTGTTTTGCCATCCAGAGAAAATCTTTGTTGTGTGATAAATTAACCCATGCTGGTCGCTCCGAATCGGCAAAGTTTAATTCGATTTCCGTGTAATCGTTTCCGTTTTTATCTTGCTTGGTTTTAAAGTCGATAAAAACCATTTCATACCAATCGGCAATAATGGGAGGAAAATCCCCACTCTTGACGTTACTCGTATCAGGCAGACTCATTGTTACCTCCGTTCTTTGCTTTTATTCTTAAATGTTGCAAATATGCTTCAAGGTTAATGATAGATGCTTTGTCGATGTCGTGAAAGTTCAAGTGTTTTTTACGGCTTGCCAATACACGCTTGTCTTCGTTGAACTTATCAATTTTATTATCCGAAAGATAAGCTTCACCTTTAAGGCAGGCTGTTATAAGGGCATCCTGGGTTTGTTGTTTGTTGCTGTTACCAGAGTAGAATGCTTTAATGAGGTTTTCGTAGGCTTCTTCGCCGGTTTTCCCCATCGGGATTCTTGATGGTAAGGCTATGCGACTACCAGCTTCCAACGTTAAATCGCCCTCAGTGTAAATCCAACGTTGTCTTCCCTCTTTACGAAGCATAAGAATCATATCAACCGCTGAATGGACGATGTTTTTGGCACTATCGTTTAACGTGTCCTTCCATGCTGTTTGGGGTTCTGAATTATCTTTGGTGATGGTTGTTTCTTTTAGATGCGATATTAAAATTAGTCCCATTGGCAACCTTGCCAGTTTAATAAGAACTTCTCTCATGCGACGCTCAAAAAGTTCTTTACCCGTTCCGTAGGCCAGTTTACCCTTATGCAAAGTAATGCCATCGTTTTCTTGAACGATGCCATCAATAATGATATTCTGAGCATTATCTATGGTGTCTACTACGAGCGTTTGAAAGCCCATAGTATCTTTTGATAACTCCTGATAAATCCAGTCGAAATCGGTATGGTATCGCATAACATAGGGGTTATCGTTGGGGTAATTAGGGTGCGTCCAATGGTCGAGCTCTCTCCCCCCCTGTCCGGGTTCCGTTAAAATAAACAATGGTTTCGGGAACTTTGAAGCCAAGTCGGTTTTTCCAATTTTAGGCGGTCCCGAAAATTCGATTGTTTGTTCATGTAATTCTTTTTTGGGTTTAGTTTTTGCTATTGGCATTTTCTTTTCCTATCCTATGCTCCACCATCCGAGCCACGGCCCGAATATCAGGGCAGTTATGCAGCCAGCAAATAAAAATGCGGCTACGATTAACAGAAACCACTCAAATTTACTCATTGTCCCTCCTTGATAATTTTGTTTATGGCGTCGGCGATTTTTTTAGCCTCATTCGCCAACATGATAACTTTATACTTAACTATCTGCCCGCTCCGAGATTGATCAAACTCCCGCAAAAACCCGACCACCTCGTTTTGTGCTTTTTCTGCATTCGTCAATAACTTTTTGGCCGGTTTGGATATAAGGTTAATCATGTCGCCTCTAATTCTTCTTGTTCGTAGTATGTGAACCGCCCGCATCGGTGGCATTCGCCGTTAAACGGATCGACGGTTCCCTCGTATTCACAATGCGGGCAATCGCCAAACGGTTCTTCGTCGGGGCCGTGTCCGGACAACCTTTCCAAATACCGATCAAGCCCAGCCATCGGATCGTCGTTACTCATATCTCTCCCCTTCTAAGCCAGTCCCGATAGATTTTGGCCGCATCAATTTCATTGTCAAATCTACCCAAGTGGCGATTTTTACCGTTAACGGGTTTAAATGTCTCTTTCATAGACTACCCTCCTTTAGCCACTTTTTCATGTCCTCAAGCCAAAGCCAGAGCGCGAGGACGTGGGGGATGTCTGGGGAATAATAAGAGAACAACACCTTTATAAACCAATTACGATAGCATCTCTTCTTTTTAGCTTTAAAGATCGGACAACCAAAGCATAAGTGGTCTGAGCGTTTATCAACTCTTGCTTCTTGGCAAAAAGGACAACTATCAAAATCGCTATCCCATTCATACTCAAAAGTTAAATGTTCCAGTTTCTTCTGCGTATCTCGACACGCTTTCACCCAATCGGGTTTAGTGTTAGGCATCGGGCGCCTCCCCCGCAATACCGACATCAATTAAATCAGACTCAAATTCCTTACCGCATTCCTTGCAAATCAACGCACCGTTGCGATAGGCCATGATCGAGTGTTCCCTGCCAGTATTCAGGCATTGAAGCCTTATTTCTGGCTTGCCATCGATTTCAATCCAGATTACGAGGTGGCTTTTCTGGATGAATCCAGTAGCCAGCAACCGCCGATTGCCGCTTTCTTCTGCGGCAAGCGTTTCGGGCAAAATAGTTCTTGACTTTTCAGGAATAGCTGTCGATATTGGGGTTGAGGCTTTCGCCTCGTTGCTATTGGTGCCGCCTTCAGGTGTCTGGCCGGGGGCGGCTATTTTTTCATCGGGTTTCATAGTATTCTCCTTTCAAAAAAAACGGGGATACCCCCTCCGTTACCGGCGGAGTATCCCCTATCGCTCGTCAGAGCTGACAAAATGTTAGATGTGTTTTGTGATATTATCACCTCCCCTCTCAAAAAGTGTGCAACAGTTAGTTGACAGAACGCTAAATAATATATCTTATAGGACTAAGAAAAAATCAGACAATCCAGGGGATCTCAGCTGAACCCTCTTTTGGAATAGGAATTACAAGAGAATCGGCCGGCGGCCAGCTTTCCAAAAAT